GTCTCGATCGGATTGCCTAGATTGTCATCGATCGGCTGATAGTTATTGGTGAGCAAATCGTTTGGCAGAACCGGTTGCACTGCCAACGTCACTACAGGCAACGTCACCGTGCGGGCCAGCATCCTGCCGCTATTTGTGCCAATTGTGATGTTGATGGCGTAGATCGTTCCAGCAAACCCGCCGGTCAGCCATAAAATGGCCTGAGTTCCGTCCGCGCTCGATGATTGTAACGTCAGGTCACCGGGGTTATTCGGGGTAATAACCACGTCCAGCGTCGCGATCGAATCTCCCTCGTTACCCGCAATCGCTTCGGATATATCGAATACGTAATCCAACGTGTCGCTGGGGTCCTTTTCGGGCCATGCCAGTGGCGCCGGCGCCAGCTGCAAGGTTCCGCGTGGCACCGGCCCGAACCCGTCCAGCGAGATCACCCGCGCCGTGCTAGGAATCCAGGTGAAGGTAGCAGGGGTACCCATCAGGCATTCCTCCGTGACACACTGCTTACCATTCCACCAGAACCAGTCCCGCACCGCCCTGGCCCCCGAGGCCGCTACCAACCCCACCTGCGCCCCCGCCCCCAGGCGTGGTCGCAGAGGCGCCATTCACGCCGCCGGGGTTATAGGCGGAGACTGCGGAAACCGCGCCGCTGCCGCCATACGCGCCGCCGCCCTGGCCGCCTACGCCGACATTGCCCGTCGCGATGAAGCCGTTACCGCCAGCGTTGCCTGGAATCACCAAACCGGATCCGGTTGCTGTGCCACCAGCGGTCCCGCCGGCGCCGGCGCCGTTCTCAGTCCCATTCGCGCCTGCCTGCCCACCGTTCGCTGACGTAAGGCCCGCGATACTAGATGGACCGCCAGGCGTACCCGAACCAACGCCGCCATTCCCCACATTAACAAAATAGGTCGCGCCGGGGGATACGGAATAGTATCCCTCGGCATAGCCGCCGCCCCCGCCGCCGCCGCCAGCTCCGGCAAAGCCGGCACCACCGGCACCGCCACCGCCCCATATCCGAACTTTTATAAGGGACACCCCCGCCGGCACCGTCCAATTGCGCTGGCTCGTCGGCGTAAATACCGCCAGATTGCGCGTCCCCGGTGTCATGCCTGGCAACTTCCAGGAAATAAAGGGGGCCGTCGGCAACGCGGCAATGTTCCCGGCGGTAATTTCCGTCTCCCCGGTCAATACGGTGATCATATACAGTCCGGACCAACCCTGATCGACGGGCGGCGTCTCTTGTTCGCCTGCCGTGCCCGGCGCGCCCGCCTTCAACTGCAACTGCACCTGCTGTAGCCGCTGCGTATTTTGCGCTGTCCCGCTATTCCCCGGGCCGCTATAGGGTTGAGCCGGATTACTGGGATTGTAATAGGGCAACACAACAGGCGTTGCGTCATCTTCCACCATTGTCGCTTCGACCAAATAATTTATTGCCTGCCCGCTCCCAGTAGGTGCGGCCAAGGCAAAGCTGGTCGAAGTCAGAATTATACCCATCCGCAGTAGCGGCTCGGTCGGCTCGGCCGGCAAGGATCCATAGCCGGTCGTGTCGACAACGCCAAATTGTGTGACGCTTCCCGGACCAATGGTAACACTCATCGAGGCAGGCGAGGTAGGTGCGCAGGCTAGCCCATCAACCACTGGCGCGGTCCCGAGAACCATTTGCGCCAAATAGCCGACGGCAATCATCGCTTCCCGCTGCGCGTTTAGCAAATCCGTGTCCAGCGGAATGGCTCCTGGATAGACGATTTGCCTGTCCATTGTTTCAAACTCCTTCGCATATCTTGCTACGGAACGATACGTGTCCACGCTATTGTGCCGATCGGCGTTACCGCAACAACGGTAGCAAAAATATCGGCGGCCTGAGGCACCACAGGCAGGCTGCCGTAAGCCAGCGCCCCCCCCGTGTCATACCCGGCCAGTTGCGGTATGCCACCACCACTCGGCATGAAAACTGTAATGAAGGCCTGAAAGGGCAGTTCCAGATTTCCATAGCCACCGCCAACACAGTAGCCTACCCCGCCCAGAGAGTACCCGCCCGTATCACTTGTCAGCGCCGGCTCGAAAATCATTGGCGCAAGCCCGGTCAGTTCGGTCAATGCCAAATTCAGGGCGGCTCGCGTACCCCGCGGCCTGAGCAGCTCCTGTTGGATGCGGATCAGATAAGCCGCATCGCTCTCATCAGGCCAACGCGGCAAACCGCCGCCAAAAAAATCAACGGCAGCCAGATCCAGAAAGTTCCCACTTGCCGTAACGAGTCGCGCTTGGCTGCGCACCGCGCCAATCAAAGCATAGATACTTGCCCAGGCGCTGCCCAGGCCTAGCAATACCGCATTAAGCAGCGGCGCGGCCGAATTAAACCAATTGTTCGGCAACACGCGCTGTAGTCGCGTTGCCATATCCGCCGCATCGCCGAGCACGTCAATTCACCACGATAGACAGGGGCAGAAGTACGCCAGTCGCCGGCGCGGTGAGGTCTGCCGCAGCGCCATTGATCGTGACATTCAATACGCTTAGAACAGAGGGATCGACAGCATGTGTCAGCGCATCTATTTTCGAAATGGCCAGAATGCCACCGATTGGCAGCCCCGCGATCCAGGCTGTAATAGATGCTTGGGCGGCGGCCTCGACCGCCGTCAGCGTCGCAGCGTTGCTGGTTTCCAAATTCAGGCTGACGCTGACATTGACCACGATCGGTCCGAGAACGGAAAAGACCGAACCAATCGGCCGCACATTGTTTATTGCCGCCTGCACCTCTGACAGCAATTGCGCAGTCGGATATCCAGTACCGTCATCGACAGTCACGGCAAAATTGCCCGGAATGCTGTCCCCCGCGGCATCCTGATTCTCAAATACAACGTAACGAACTGCCCGAGGTACCGATGCGATGGCGAATAAGACCGCACCTGTGGTCGCCAATGAGCGGCTATTAATGTAGAGTTGAAACCGGGCCCGCAGCGCGGCATCGGTTTCGGCATCACTGCCACCGGAAAAAGCCTGGGTATTACTAACCGTATCGACCGCGGGTATCGCCGTCGCGAGTATGGCTATGGTTCCCACTTGAATGTTGCCGCCAGAACCAACCGACACAGCCTGTACGGGTGCGGAGACGCTCGGTGCTGATGCGGCAAGTGTATAGCCATTCGCGCCATTCCAGTTAGGGTATCCGGGCGATGCCATCACAGTAAAATTCTGCGACCCATCGCTCGTTTGAACAACAGCGCCTACAGGCACGGTGGTAGCTATGCCAGGCGTGTATCGAGAAAAAATGACAATACCCGTCGCGGCCGCGCCCGGCAAACGGGTCAGCGAAAAATCCGCCATCCAGGTATCCAGGTCCGGCCCCACGCTCGTTGCAGCGCGTGTCATGGTCAGCACCTGCAGAATCAGCCACTGCATCCACAGCGCCACAGAGGCGCAGGCTTCCAGCAAGGCACGCAGAACGCTACCGATCGATAGATCGATCAGCTGTGTGGCCGCGCCTTGCACGCCGGCGGCCATTTGAGCGATCAGGGCGGAAAAATTTTGCAAGGGCAGTTGCATCTCAGTCGCCTACCGAAAACGAGAGAACCTGCGTGGTGCCCGTGGTTGCTTCTACGTAGCGAATATCTACATACACCGCGTTGCCGCCCGACGCGCTGACATCGATCGCAGGCTCTGGAAGCCGGGCTACGCTCGCTTCCTTGAATATCTGGCTGCGGATTAAAGCGCGGATGGCGTTCACATTAATCGTCTGTCCCACAAGCCCGCCCAGGCCTGCGCCATAATCAGCGTGCCATAAATAATCCCCTGCATTGGTCAACAAGCGGCGCAGCACGCGTTGCTGGCTTAGGTTTGTCCCTGTGGCAAGTTCGAGATCTCCTACGGGGCTCGCAGAAAGGTCTGCGTTCCATAGCAGGGCGGCGTCCTGCTGCGTCATGTGCTGTCAGTCCTGCGGGTCGGGCGGCGCATCCCCCGGGGGGTGGACATGCTCGTCATAATGCGCACGTAGCGCAGACATGGCGCCGTGACTGTCATAAACATCCCCCGACACATGCAGATCGCCCTGATGCGTCCAGCTCGGTGCCGCGCTTGCTATGGAGCCATCATTCAGCAACTTAATGAAGCTGCCGGACTGATGCAGAAGCCAGAGCTCGCCCACCGCCGCCGGCGGCGCCGCCGCCACGCTGGACCAAAGGCGCCCGATCACAATGCCATGTTCCGAGTCGCCTTCTTGCCAGATAACCAGAACCTGGTCGCCGGCGCTCGGCGGGCACGCCAGCCCCCAACCATTACCTACCCAGGCCGTTGCCACTGGCAGCCAGCCGGAAAGCACGCCCTCCGGTTGAATCAGCACCCGGGCAGTAAAGGTCGCCGTATCCACCGAGCTCACCACGGCAAGCCGGGGCTGCGCCCACGCCTGGTCCTGCCGCGTGGCATCCGCTTTGATCAGGTTGAGGAAGTTGTCCAATACGGGCTCCGCGCCTGCACCGACTGCGTGAAACCGTGCTGAAACGACAATCGCCGCTCCACCGCACTGATCACATAGGTCGTATCGAAATCGGTGCCCGTCCCCGAAAGTGCCAGCGCCATCCGTGGCGTGGTGGTCAGGTCACCCGGCATCTCCAAACGTATGGTCCGCGCATGCGATGCCATCTGGTCAACCGTATTCTGCGCCAGCGTCAGGGCGGCGGCCGCATTCATATTTGGCCGCACAATAACATAGCGCGTGGGCGTGCCGTCCGCCGCCACCGCGCCACCGGCCGAGGCCGTCTGCCGCACTGCCTGCTGCCCCAGAGAATCCCAGCTTTTGACAACGACCTCAAGCGGATTGGATAGCCCGATTGACCGCTCCAGTTCCAGCGAAATACAATCCCCCTGGGTCACAAGCAAAATCCCGAATGCATTTGAAGCAGGCGCGAAATTCAGTGTCTCGCTGTCAACCCAAACCTCAAACCCTTCATACTCGGCAAGCCGTATCAGCAAATCCCATGCCGTCGTCACCCGCGCATGTTGATCCAGTGCGGTCCTGGTATGGCTATTCTGATAATATCGCCCAACCGGCTGTGTCGTAGGTGTTACTGCCGCCTGCAAGCCGGCTTGGCCTGCCAGCAGGATGGCGATCTCGCTGGCGGTCTGATTTTCAAATGCCTGATCGATTCGTGCGGCAATCAGGCGCGATGTTAGGTCCCGGCCATCGATCCTCACCTCGCCGCCTATGGGATCGATCTCAATTCTGTCCACATCGCCGAGCAATATCCTGGCGGTCGATCCGCCCATGCCGAGCCAGATATCGAATGTCAGTTGCGCCTGCGCCCATATAGCCGCGCCTGACGCGTCCAGCGATGCCACTACGCGGAACCGGTTTGCAGCGAAATGGGCGTTGACATCAATATCCACAGCCAAAATGCCATCGATTGGGCTGCCATTGGCAAATACGGTTACGCTCGGAAACCGCGCTTCACTGACCAGCAACGCCGCCTCCGGCTGAAGGATCGACGTCCGGTATCGTCAATGTCACTAGTCCGTCCAGCCACGGATCAGTTATGCCGTTCAGGCTGGCGATGCGGATCCATTGCGTCGCATCGCCCAGATAGGTCAGCGCCACCTGAAAAAGTGTCTGGCTGGCAACAGTGACCACCTGCATCAGCTACTCACGTCCTGAAGGTTGATGCTTGCCCGCCCGACATAGCCCTGCGCCGCCGTAAGATAGGCGAGCGATCCAGCCGCGCTCACAGCGGTCGGTATATCGGCCGATTGCAACTGCTGCCCGGCGGTTGCCACCCCTGAAGCGATGGCGGCCGCTGTTGCGGAAAGTGCGATCAGTGCGCTTGCATTAGCTTGTGTTCCGGCAGTCAAAGCCCCGGCCGGCGTAATCGCAGCCAGCGCCGCGCCAACACCAGTTAGCGAGGCTGCCACTTCCAGGTCGGCCGAAATGGCTGCGGCATCCGACACAAACGGCCCGGCAATCAGCTGCGCCTGGTCCGCGAGCACTTTGCACCTAATCCGATACGGTATCCACCACGGATTGGTATAATTCAGCGTTAGCTCGGCAATGATGACATCGTAATAGAATGCGTCCCAGGAAAGCGGTATCGTGGCGCCTGCCACCCGCATTGCATCCAGCATGCGCGCCCGCGCGGCGGCGTCTGTGCCCGAAATCACGCCACCCCAGCGCACATCCGCGTCATCGCGTCCCATGACGTCGATAATGCGCATACCGCCAGGCAATTTATGCACCGCCAGCGCTTGCGCCCCGCCAAATTGCACTTCGCCGGGAATTTCAAATCCCGCCAGCGCCACGGAGCCTAGTGTCAACCCGCTCATGAAAGTCCAATCGTCGCGCCGGGCAGCACTGGGTTAC